CTAACTATCAGTCTGCTGTTGGCAACCGTGGACAGGTTGTGCTTGCTCTTGGCGTTGAAGGTCGTATCACCAACTCACTGGTTGGTTTTGCTGATCTGAAGTTCCCCACCACCAATGCTGCTAACAGCTACGGTGCTACTAACGGAACCTATTCGCCTGTGTTCACCACTGGTCTCGGTATCAAGTTTTGATAACTAAACCTTATCATTATTCTTGATATAATCAAGATATAGCATATTAGGGGGTTGACAAACCCCCTTTTTTAATATATAATATTAGTCTTCCTAATTGGAACCATGACAGAACAAACAATTTCAAAAAAATCAAAGACTTCCAAACGTCTTTTGATTGCTGCTGCTGCCACTCTTGCTATTGGCGGTGGTCTTGTAAATGCTGCTTTGACTAATGAAGGTGAAGGTCTTCTTGGTGAAGGTGTAAAGATGATGCTCCCACAAGCGAGGTAATTAAATGTCTAAATCTAATATTGCTATTCTTTTTGGTGCCGCTATTGCTATTGCTCTTGGCGCTCCTGTTGTAATTAAATCTCTTACTGCTGGTCCTCAAGCAAAATCTACTGCTGAGGCTGTTACTGCTGGTGAAGCAGTTGCTGTTGATGGAGAACTCTCTCCTTATCTCACTTGCTTTAAGGTAGAAGAGATTGTTAAAAAACTTGGTGAAGGTAAGGTGGAATTCAAAGGTATTCCTGCTCCCCGCCACGTATGCTACAAAGGTGATGCTACCCTGAAACTTTGATACTATGTACTTGACGATTGAGGATCTTCTTAGTCAAACTGATCTTGACAAAGCAATTAGAATTATTGACGAAGAAGATCCTAAGTGGTGGGAAGACGGTACTACTACAGCTGGTATTGCTGCTTCCCAAGTAAAAGTGAATAAACAACTTAATCAATTCTGTCCAGCATATGAAAAATTAGTTGGACTTGTCGGGCATGTTCTTGGCAAGAATTTGTTATTCAATTCGTTTTCTGTGCCCAAGAAAATTCATTCTTTTATCTTCAGTAAAACAACCGAAGGTGGAAAGTATGGTGATCATGTTGATAATGCTTTTATTAACGGACGAAGAACTGATCTTTCATTCACTATATTTTTAAATGATCCGAGTGAATATGAAGGTGGTTATTTGGTATCAGAAGAATTTGATGGTATCAAATTAAAATCTGGTGATGCTATCCTCTATCCTTCTTCTACATTACATGAAGTTACTGAAGTTACTTCTGGCACCCGTCTTGTTTGTTGTGGTTGGGTTGAAAGTAGAGTTAAAGATCCCTATCAAAGGGAGTTGCTTTTTGATTTGAATTCTGCTAAAATGTCTCTGTTGGCAAATCAGGGAAAGACTGAAGAGTTTGATTTGATTTGTAAATCACATAATAACTTGCTTCGTATGTGGGGTTGACAAATCTCCTTTTTTCATATATACTAGTGTAACAATTCTTAATGAATCTAATGACTGTAACAACTAATGATCGTGGTCAGCAAAATATGTGGGCACAAGAGCCCACTATGTACTACGAAAACTACGGAATGGACACTCCCAACCAAGTAAAGGAGAAGTACAATGGACGCTGGGCTATGGTCGGTATTGTTGCTGGGGCTATTTCTTATGCTCTCACTGGCAAACTCTTCTTCGGTGTCTTCTGATGACTGAAGTAATTTTTACTGTAACCAGCATCACTTTTCTTGTGCTTTTGGCACACTCTATTAACAAACTGTCTGAAACTTATTAAGGAGAACAATTATGAAATTTGGATTTACTCCTGAGGCTGAAATTCTCAACGCTCGTTTGGCAATGCTCGGTTTCGTCATTGCTGTTGGAACTTACATGACTACTGGGCAGCTAATCCCTGGTGTTTGGTGATAAATATTAATTGAATATCGTCGGCGCAAGCCAAAGGGACCCCTGCCAAATAACAGGACGGTCCCTTTTTTTATTATTCAGTTACTTCTGGTTGTGGTAGTGATGCCTGGTAAGCAGCAACAACTTCTTCGGTCCAAGTAGCAGCAGCGATAGCAGCAACTCTTGGATCTTCGTTGCTTACATCATCACCAGGATTGACTACATGACGATGGTAAGTAGCAGCAACTTCTACACCATCTTTGAGAATTTGATCTCTTCTTCTTACTTGAATAGATCCGTTGAGTAGAACTTCAACTTTATCTACTACTGAAACTTCTTCTAATGCCATTAGGGTTATTCTCCGAACAAGACAGGTTTAGGCAGAGTTATTTATTACGCTGTTCTATATGTTCCACTATAAAGAATAGTAAAACCAGTATCAACTGGAACCGCAGTGCTAGTTCTGTTGTTTCCAGAACTTCTAACTATAACATTAGTACTATTTGTGCTAGTATACAAAGCTAAATGGGTATCAGCGACATTTCCAAAAGAAAGATTATCTAAGTAACCAACAGCAACAGATCCATATGCTCTTTCCGAATCGTTAAATGCGGTGAATGGAAGACCGCCCAGTATCAAATCACCCGTTCCAGTCATATTAGTTACTTGCATCCTAACTTGGAAATGACACAAGTTTCCAATTTTTACATACATACCATATTGAAGTCCATATGTTGTTGTTCCAGCAGTGCTATTTCCAAAAGCAGTAGGACTAAAAGTTCCCTCCTCATAATCCGCTAACAACTCAGAAGTCATGCCAGAGGCGTTGGCATTAGCAGAGAAGTCAATACCTTTGCCAGATGTTCCGATGACTAGGTTGCCTCTATTGACAGTAATATCTCCAGTATGTGAGATAGTAAGACCTTGCTGAGGACCAGTGGTATAGTTATCGGTCGTAGCAAGTGTCATTGCCGTTCCGATAGTGTTGTTGTTGATTACATAGATACCTGCTTGTGCTTCATCGGTTGAGTTACCACGGAATGTGATAGCAACCTGTCTAGCAGCACCACCAGTTCCAGCAGCATTACCAAAGTGAATACCACCTTTAACTGTCTTGGCAATACTAAATGTGCTGTTAGCAAGATTAGTAGCAGCATCATTTGTTAATGTTAATGCTGCTGAACCTACAGTAGGGAATGAAGATGTAATCGTTCCTGAAGTGTTGAGACTTGTTAGAGTTCCAACAGAAGTTAAACTGGAAGCAGTAACACCAGCACCTAAACTCCAAGATCCTGTAGCAGGACCAATCGTAGTTGTATTGCCATTAGCAATTTGAACGTTACCAATTCTGTATGCTTTACCAGTGGCAAGGTCAAAGTGTTCTGTAGATGTCCAAGCATCTGTAGTGTCAGACCATGTAATAGACTTGTCTGTGGTTCCTTTGAGAATAACTCCTCCACCATTAGCTGTGAGATCTGTTGCTCCATCTGTAGTGAATGTAGCAGACCCTGTACCAGTTACGATATTACTTAGAAATGCTGTTGTTCCTATGATTGAAACAATTACAGTGCCAACAGGAACACTAATGCCAGCTGTTGTTGAAGCAACTGCAACACCAGGAATTAATCCAACCATTGGAGAAACTCCTGATATTGTAGAACTACCTGATACTACATTGGCAGAAAATGTACCAGCAATAACACTACCCAGTTCAAGTGATTTATCATCAACAGAAATTACACTTGAATTAATTGTAGTTGTGGTTCCATTGACAGTTAGATTACCACTTACTACTAAATTATTACCAACGTTAAAGTTTTGTGGAGCAGTAACATCGAAATTAGCATCTCCTCTCAACCACGTTCCAGTTCCAGAACCAATGATTAATTGTCTATCTCCACTTATAGATGGTGGTTGATATGTAGAGTTTGTACTGTTTTCATCATCTGCTGGACCAATTAATACGTTGCCAGAACCAAGGCAATTATATCCAGCATAGTGTCCTATACATACGTTAGAGTTACCAATCTGGTTTTCTGTAAGAGAGCTAGTGCCAACAGAAACGTTTTTATCACCATCCAATAGATTTAGAGCAGATCCTCTACCAACAGCAACGTTAGCAATACCAGTATTAGCAGCTCTAAGTGCTTGATAACCAAATGCTGTATTACTTGCTCCAGAATTTAACGAAAGTGCTGCTTCATATCCAAAAGCAGCATTTTGAGATCCAGTTGTATTTGAATTTAGGGCATTAAATCCAACCCTAGTATTGGACACAATAGCGTTTCCACCTCTACCAATAGCAATAGGAGCAATTGATGATCCTCTAATGATAATATCATTATTTTCGGAATTTAAAATACCAGTGATGGTAATTGTATCACCAGCAGCATTTCCCAAAGTTGTATTTCCATCAACTGCTAGAGCATTTCTAATTGTTGTTGTGCCTGTTGTAGCACCGATTGTTATATTTGTTCCAGCACCGAAGGCATTAACAGTTGTAGCCCCAGTATTAAAAACATCAAATGATGTTGATTGAGTTGTAATACTTGTTGTGAAACGAGGATTGGTTCCAAACACAGCAACACCAGTTCCCGTTTCATCTGTTAAAATACCTCTCAACTGAGCAGAGGTTGTGTTAGCAAAAACAGAGAGGTTGTTTGAAGTGTAAGCAACAGTACCACCAGAACCAAATGCTACTGAAGCAGTGTCGGTTCCAGTAAAAGTAAGTGTATTATTTACAGTAAATGTTTTGTTACTAGCAATAGTCAAAGTTCCAGCAACAGTCTGTGAAATTGTCAGACCATTGATAGATGTTGCTGTAGCAATTCCTAGAGTTGGGTTGGTTAGTGTTGGTGATGATAATGTTTTGTTCGTGAGTGTTTGAATTTCTCCTTCAGTAACTAATCTTTGAGATACAGATCCATCGTATGTTCTCCAATATCCACCACTCTCAAACCACTGAAGTGCTGAATAAGTTTGTACTAATCCTAAAGCGTTAGTTGTTCTGTTAACTTGAATGCCACCATCAGTTCCAGTTAAATTTAAACCCCTTCTTAGTTCAATTTGGGCATCAGCAATTACAAGAGTTTGTGATTCGACAGTTGTTGTAGTACCAGTAACTTTTAAGTCACCATTAATCGTGATTAAAGATCCATCATCTTCTATAATTCCACTAACTAACTGAGTATTGGAAGTATCCCACTTTAAAATTCTACTATTAGTTAAATTATCAGCATTCTTGAGCTCAAAGTTTAAAGCATTTAATACTGTGCCTTTACTAGCTGTAAATGATGCTCCAGTATCAGTATTGACAGATGATATTGTTATGGTTTTCCCGTTCTGGGTAACAGTAGTAGCACCACTTGCTACAAATGTGATATCACCACTTTCATATACACCAGAAGTAGTTCCTCTAACTCTGGTAATAGTATCTACATATGATGAATCAATCGTAATTGTATTTCCAACTTGAGCTACTGTTGAAGAACCAGAAGCAGCAATTGTAATGTCACCTGACTGGAAAGATCCTCCAGTGCCACGTACTCTGGTAATCGTATCCACAGATGATATAGTAATATCGGTTCCAGATTGAGATACTGTGGTAGCGCCAGAAGCAAGAATACTGATGTCTCCAGATTCGTATGTGCCAGAGGCAGTTCCCCTTAATCTTGTTATCGTATTTGTATCTACACCAGTTAATGTAATCGTATTACCAACTTGAGATACAGAAACCGATCCACTAGCGGCAATAGTAACATCACCAGATTGAAAAACACCACCAGATCCAGCAAGTCTGGTTACGGTATTTGTATCAACATAACTCGAATTAATTGTTATTTCATCTCCAACTCTGGCAAGAGTAACATTAGTTCCAGCTACAAATGTTACATCATCATCTACACCAGATCCAAAATTTCCACCAGATGTTAAACGAACAATTTTCTTACCAGCAGCGCCATCTAAAGCAGAAATACTGTAGGTTGTGTTATTATCTGGTGTTACTACAGACCCACCCAAAGCAATAGCAGTTCCATTAACAGTGATTGAACTATTAACTAATGCTGAGTTTGGAATATTAATAAAAGTATTTGTTGTTCCAGACAGAAAACTAGATTCAATAGTTTTATTAGTAAGCGTTTGTACAGTAGTTAAATAAACATTACCTGGACTATCCCAAACTAAACCAGTACCAGTGCTTTTTAAATATTGACCGCTAATACCAACGTTACCATTTATTGCTATGCCATTGCCAGTGAGATCTAGGTTATCACCAGATACCATCTCTTCAATTTTTCTAGAACTAGCATTGACGATTAAGGGAAAACGGTCTGCCATTACACTATGCTTTTGGTGGAACTTGTCGTTCAACTATTTATAGGGATCGTATTTATATGACTGGAACCTTCTCCTATGCCAATTTAGAATCTGACACAACTGAGTATTTATACTCCTTTTTTTGGCTTGACAGATCTGATGTGTCCTGCTATACTAAATAAGTAAACAAATGTTACGAATTCCTCATAATTCTTAACATTTGTTCTTAACATACATTCCCCCAATTACTCGGAGTATTATCTATGGTCGCTTCAATTGCCCAACGTCGGCAAGAAAGCACTTGGGAACAGTTTTGTAGTTGGATCACCAGCACAGACAACCGTCTTTATGTCGGTTGGTTTGGCACCCTGATGATCCCCACTCTCCTGGCTGCTACTATCTGTTTCATCGTTGCTTTTATTGCTGCTCCCCCTGTCGATATCGACGGTATCCGTGAACCTGTTGCTGGTTCATTAATGTATGGCAACAACATCATTTCTGGTGCTGTTGTTCCATCAAGCAACGCTATCGGTCTTCACTTTTATCCTATCTGGGAAGCAAATTCACTTGATGAATGGCTATATAACGGTGGACCATTCCAATTGGTCGTATTCCATTTTCTAATTGGTATCTATGCCTACATGGGTCGTGAATGGGAACTGTCTTACAGATTGGGCATGCGTCCTTGGATTTGTGTTGCCTACTCTGCACCCGTTGCTGCTGCTTCTGCAGTGTTCCTGGTCTATCCCTTTGGTCAAGGATCCTTCAGTGACGCAATGCCTCTTGGGATTTCGGGAACTTTCAACTACATGCTTGTTTTCCAGGCAGAACACAACATTCTTATGCACCCTTTCCATATGCTGGGAGTTGCTGGTGTCTTCGGTGGTTCTCTTTTCTCTGCTATGCACGGATCTCTTGTCACCTCTAGTCTTGTTCGTGAGACTACAGAAAACGAGTCACAGAACTATGGGTACAAGTTTGGACAAGAAGAAGAGACCTACAACATTGTAGCTGCTCATGGTTACTTCGGTCGCCTGATCTTCCAGTACGCCTCGTTCAACAACTCTCGTTCACTTCACTTCTTCCTTGCTGCTTGGCCTGTTGTTGGTATCTGGTTTACTGCTCTTGGTGTTAGCACCATGGCATTCAACCTGAATGGTTTCAACTTTAACCAGTCTATTCAGGATAGTCAGGGTCATGTGATCAACACTTGGGCAGACATCCTCAATCGTGGTGGTCTTGGTATGGAAGTAATGCACGAGCGTAATGCTCATAACTTCCCTCTCGATCTTGCTGCTGCTGATAGCACTTCTGTTGCTCTCACTGCTCCAGCAATTGGCTGATAATTAAGATCTCTTAATTAACTTTAAACCCTGACGAAAGTCGGGGTTTTTTATTGTAAAATTTATAGATAGTTGTATACTAATGCCGTAGAATGATCACAGAAGAAGATTTACAAAAATTACAAGAGAGAGTCTTACGACAAAAAATGGATGAGCTATTTGAAGAACCATCTACTTACGAGGACGAAGATGATCACCCAGATTAAACCAGCAAATTGGCAAAAACGTGATGAATTGTGGCAAAGAAGACATTTTCTTTTATCATCTTTTGTGAGAAATAATATAACAATTACATCTAGAGTCTATGAGTTTATTGATGATTTAATTAAGAACAATTATCAACCGCCATTAGATAGTTTGACTTCGGTTGATACAGAATTAAAAAATCTCTACGAGGAATATGCTTAATACTTTAATTAAAGCAGCAATTATGTTTGGGATTATTGGTTACTTTATGTACTGGGGATTGACACATGCTTATCCCGTGCTATAATGTGTGAAAGACGACATTTAGTATGGACATTAAAATTTATACTTTGACTGGTTGCCATTATTGTGTAAAGATAAAGGAGCTACTTAAGAGATCTAATCTGGAGTATACAGAACAATTATTAGATAGAGATTTCACTAGAGAAGAATTCAAACAAAAGTTTCCTTCTGCTACTGGATATCCCATCATGACGATTGATGAGCAATATATTGGTGGTGTAACAGAAGCAGTAAAGTATTTTGTAGAAAAAGGTTTGGTATCTTCGAAGAGATCATGAGTAATGATTTGGAGATAAATAAAGGTGTAGAGCTCATGCTCAGGAGGGATAAAAAGGAACCAGAACCTAAGGGTTTCAGATTAAGTAAAACACTTTCCTTCCTAAAAAGAACATTCAATTTCAAATTGGAGATAACTTGGGGAGGAAAATAATTTTCCTAGGAGTACTATTATGTCAACCCCAGTAATTCTTTTTTTCTCAACACTAATCACTGGTTTATTTTTTATCGTTGGCATAACAATAGGTTGGACGGCGAATGATTTCTTTTATAATGTTCTCTCTCCAGATGATAACTATCTACATCCAGAAATGTATGATGAAGATGGTATCGTTATAAACGAAGAACTATTATCGGTGAGATTTGTTGAAGAAGATGAAGAAGAATACGAAGACTAAATAAATTTACTGTACATTATCCCTTTATAATAATTCAAAATGAAACTATTAATTTCTGAAGTGCTACAAAAAGTAAGTAATGCCAAAACAAAGGCAGAAAAAATTAAACTTTTACACGAGCACAATACCCCAGCACTAAGATCAATTCTTATCGTCAATTTTGATGATAGTGTTATCTCTATGCTTCCTGTTGGGGAGGTTCCATTTGTCCCTAATGATGCTCCAGCTGGAACAGATCACACAGTTCTAGAACAAGAGTATCGTAAACTGTATCTGTTCTTTAAGGGTGGATCTAATTCGCTACAACAATCAAAGAGAGAATCTTTGTTTATTCAAATGCTAGAAGGTCTTCATGAAAGTGAAGCAAATGTTCTTATACTAGCAAAGGATAAACTTCTCGGAAAGAAATATAAAATTACTAAAGCTTGTGTTGAAGAAGCTTTCCCACAAATTAAATGGGGAGGACGTAGTTGAGTATTAGAATTTTACATCAAAACTGTGATCCATCATTGGCAGATGATAGAACACTGCCATATAATACATACATTGTCACATATTACAATGACAATGAACCTAGTTACGATATTGTAATTAGTGATAAGAGAGTTGATATGTTTGATTATTATTGGGATAAATATAGGGAAGGATTAGTGGGCTGGAAACAAACAGAAGGTCGTGTCAATCCTAAATTGTGGAGTAATTCATCTAAGAAGAAAAAATAATGGCAGGCAGTACTAAAAATACTTTTTGTATTCAATATTGGAAAGTATCGGATCCATCAAATCCTAAAGTTCTGAGAAGAATTAATAAAAATGGCACTCCGATTTCTACGACATATTACGATCAAGTTTATTTTTATTCTAGTGTAAAAGAAGCCATATCTGACTGTAGATTACTAATGGATAATGGTTATGACATTAAAATACGGAAGTGTAATCGATTAAAAGAAAACTTATTTTGGTTGGTATGATGCTTGGAGAACATTATCTACTCGATCTTTATAACTGCGATAGTAATACTTTGAATGATGAAAATTATTTGAAGCAACTATTAGAAGAAGCAGCAAAAATTGCTGGAGCTACTTTACTAAAAACAGAATCTCATAAGTTCGAACCTTGTGGAGTAACAGCATTTTGTTTGCTAGCAGAGAGTCATATAAGCATTCATACTTGGCCAGAGAAAGGACAAGCAGCAGTAGATGTGTTCACCTGTGGCAATTGTAGCTCAGAACTTGCTGGGGAGTTTATTGCTGAGGGTGTGAAAGGATATGGAAGAAGTAAACAACTTATCGTGAGACGTTGAAATTTTGTAAAAACTGTATCTTATTTTACAAAATATCTGTTATAATTATTAGTACGTTCATCCCATTGGGACGGAAGTAAGCCGACTCGGAACGGATCGTTCATTCGCTATTCGGAAATAGCGAACGCAAAAGCCGACTGAAGGAACGCTCTTTAACCTAAACCACTAAGGAGAACCCTAATGTCACAAGCAACTTATCGTGGTATCAAATACGATACTGAAATTAATAAAGAACAAATTGTAGCAAATTGGCTTCCAATCATCCGTAAACAAATGGAAAAGGAAAAGAAGCTTCAAGAAGCACAATACCATATGGCAACAAGATATTGATTTGAAAGGAGGGTTGACACCCTCCTTTTTTCATAGTAAAATGTTATGAGTCGAACAAAAGTATGACACAAACACCACAGAATCTTAAACAATACATTCGTTGGTTACAAAATGCTGTCGATAAAAGTCATTTGTATGACAACGAAGAGTATGCTAAAATAAAAAAGGAACTCTATCAAGCTAAAAAACTCCGTCAACTAGTACAAACACGTAATAAATCAGCATATGGATTTGGATACAAATTTGAAGAACTCCCCCGTCCGACTAATATCAGTGACTCCCGAAGCGGAGAAGATGATGGGGTATGTAGCGAGAGTGAGCAACCCATCGAATCAGGAGAATCCTAACGTCGCTGGCCTGCTCAAGTATTGCATCAAGCATAATCATTGGTCAGTATTTGAGCAGGCACACATGACGTTGGAGATTGAAACCAGTCGTGGTATTGCAGCACAGATTCTGAGGCATCGTTCGTTTACATTCCAAGAGTTTTCACAACGCTATGCTGATACGAATCTGATCACTGAAAATATTCCTGTTCCCGATCTTCGTCGCCAGGACACAAAGAATCGTCAGAACTCTACTGACGATCTTGGAGACTATGTGAAACTGAAGTTTCAGACCGAGATTGCTGAGCACTTCACCGCTGCCAACAACCTCTACAAGCGCCTCTTGGAGATGGGAGTTGCCAAAGAGTGTGCCAGATTCGTTCTTCCATTGGCAACACCAACTAGAATCTACATGACAGGATCTGTTCGTTCGTGGATCCACTATATAGAATTGAGAAGTGCCAATGGCACCCAGAAAGAACACATGGATATTGCTAAAGAATGTCAATGTATTTTTGCTGGTCAATTTCCTACTTGTGCTGAAGCTTTGGGGTGGACATAATGCCTACATATCCTGTTAAACATAAAGAGACTGGCGAAACAAAAGAACTCTACATGTCCATGGTAGAGTATGATCAGTGGAGAAAAGACAATCCCGATTGGGATAAAGACTGGACCGCTGGTGTAGCTGGTGTTGGAGAAGTTGGAGATTGGAGAAACAAAATGGACAAAACCCACCCAGGATGGGGAGAAATAATGAAAAACGTTTCTAAATTGCCTGGTTCAACAGTGGAGTGGTAAATGACAAGATCTCGTAGTAAAAAAGCACCTGGCGCAAGAATGTCTTCTCGCCAAATGAAAAGAAACAAGCCTATTAGTCAGGATTATCTCCTGAATATTGAACCTCTAACAGATAACCAACGTGTTATGTTTGAAGAGTATGGCAAAGGTAAAAATATTTTTGCCTATGGTTGTGCTGGTACAGGTAAAACTTTCGTTGCTCTTTATCTAGCACTCAAAGATGTTCTTGACGAATACAGTCCTTATCAAAAGGTCTATATTGTTCGTTCTTTGGTTGCTACTAGAGAGATCGGATTCCTTCCTGGAACACATGAAGATAAAGCAGACATATATCAAATTCCATATAAGAATATGGTAAAATATATGTTTGAGATGCCAGACGATAACAGCTTTGAAATGCTTTATGAAAATCTTAAAGCACAAGAAACTATTTCTTTCTGGTCAACATCGTTCCTTCGTGGAACTACACTTGACAACTCTATTGTTATCGTAGATGAATGTCAAAACTTGAACTTCCACGAGCTTGATTCTATTATCACTCGTTGTGGTCAAGACACCAAGATTATTTTCTGTGGAGATGCTAGACAGTCTGATTTACAGAGAACAAATGAGCGAACAGGTATCATTGACTTTATGAAAATTCTTCAGAATATGCCTGAAGATTTCGCTTCAATTGAATATGGTATCCAAGATATTGTACGCTCTGGACTTGTTAAGAACTATCTAATTGCCAAATTGAATTTAGGATTTTGATGAAAATTTTTCAACATGTTGATGTGATCACTCCAATAGAACTAAACACGGTTACTATTGATGAGAAAAGATATTACGTTACTCCTACTGGCAATAAACACAAGTCAGTTACTACAGTAATTAGTAACAATCCAACCAAGAGGAAAGTAATTTCTGAATGGCGACGGCGGATCGGTGTAGAAAAAGCACAAAACATTTCTAACCGATCCACCAACCGCGGCAATAAGTATCACAAACTTGTTGAAAATTATTTAAATAATGAACATGATCCCGATTTATACAAGGACACTCCTCTTGTGTGGATGATGTTCAATTGCTCTCGAAAAATTCTTGATAATATAAATAATATATACCTTCAAGAAGCAGCATTATATTCCGATTTTCTACGTATCGCTGGTCGTGTGGATTGTATAGCAGAATATAATGGTAAGTTATCGATCATCGATTTCAAAACATCTGCTCAAGAAAAGAAAGAGTCTTATTTGTATGATTATTACGTTCAAGAAACAGCATACGCTTGTATGTTCCAAGAACTTTATAATCTGACGGTAGAACAATTAGTTACGATTATTGCTTGTGAATCTGGCGATACTCAAGTAAGTATTGTCCCTCCTAAAAAAGAATACTTTATTAAGTTACAAGAATATATTCGGGAGTACGAACAAACTTATGAAAGAGACATTAGAGGATAAATTTATGACAGCAGCTAAGTTTTCCCATGACGTGGAAAAAATAGCACATGACAATTCAATGAATTATATTGATGCCATTGTGTTTTATTGTGAAACAAACGATATTGAAATAGAATCTGTGCCTAAACTTATTAGTAAACCTTTGAAAGAAAAACTAAAGTTTGATGCTCAGAAACTAAATTATATTAAGAAAACAAGTCGTGCCAAATTGTTATTAGTATGAGTAATTTTTTTCAATCAGAAATGGTACGTGGAGATCTCCAAGAAATTATGGAGCTCCAACGTTATTGTTTCCAAGCGGCACATGCTTTTCCTGTTCTATCTTCAGAAAAGAAGATGGAATACTTTAATGTCATGGAAGAGTTGTTAGAAAAACAAAAAATCTTTAATGCTCGCTTGAAACTAAGTGATGATCAAGAAGCACAGGAAGTAGCAGAGAGCATGAAAATGGCTGCTGTTATGCTAGGTGCTGATCCAAATAAAAGAGTAGATCAAATATTTGACGATCTTCTAGAAAAAATTCGTGTCATGAAATCCAAACTAGAAACTGGCACAGGGGATTGACATCCGCTCCTGTGCCCTGTTATTATGAGTAAGTGATTGGATGTCACATCAAACTAATCCAACGTAATCCGAGGTAATCCGAATGTCATTTGCTGATCTTAAGCGTAAGTCCCAGACCAACTTTGAGTTCCTTCAGAAAGAACTTGAGAAGTCCAGCACCGAGGGAGGTGGTGCCGACGAACGTCTGTGGAAGCCCGAACTTGACGCTTCTGGTAACGGTTATGCCGTTATCCGTTTCCTGCCCGCTCCTGAAGGGGAGACGGTGCCCTGGGCGAAAGTCTATTCTCATGCTTTCCAAGGTCCTGGTGGGTGGTTTATTGAGAACTGCCTGACCACCAAAGGTGATAAGTGTCCTGTTTGTGTCCATAACAATGGACTTTGGAACAGCGGTCACGAGAGTGATAAAGAAGTTGCTCGTAAGCAGAAACGTAAACTGTCTTACTACAGCAACATCTATGTTGTGAAAGATAGCAAGCATCCCGAAGCTGAGGGCAAAGTGTTCCTCTATCGCTACGGCAAAAAGATCTTTGATAAGATCATGGCAGCGATGCAACCTGAGTTCCAAGATGAAACTCCCATGAATCCTTTCGATATGTGGGAAGGTTCTAACTTCAAACTGAAGATCAAGACCGTTGCTGGTTATTGGAACTACGACAGTTCTGAATTTGATCGCCCCTCTGCTCTCTCGGCAGATGATGATGAACTGGAACAAGTTTGGAAGCAAGCTTACAGTCTGGAAGCATACACTGCTGATAGTGAATTCAAGTCCTATGACGAACTTGATACTCGCCTGAATGCTGTTCTCAACAGCACTGCTCCTCGTGCTGCTGTACGAGAGCAAGAAGAGGAAGAGTTTGAACCAGTTGCTTCTTCATCTTCTTCTAGTTTTAGGGAGTCGATGCAGTCTAGCACTGATGATGACGATGCTCTTAGTTACTTCGCTCGTCTTGCTGAGGAAGACTGAATTACATGGGGGGACTACGGTCCCCCTTTTTTATACTCCAGTTTTTTTCAACTGAGCACTAACAAAATCAGAAGATTTTTTATACAGTGCTGCCTTTCTGAAATCTTCAACAATAGTTTCTAAGTAAGATGGTTTCAGTAGATAGATTTCTCTTTTCTTTTCATTCTCTGTAGTTTCATATTCAAATTCAGTGACTGGTCTAGCGAGAACATTGCCAGCTACTTCTTCTACAGATGATCCATTCCAGAATTGATACCCAGACTGTACTTTTCTATACCAAGCACTGTTTATTCTGGTCCAGATAACGTTATCAATTACATAATTATTAGCATCAATTTCATTCCATTCAAAATTTAAAGGTCTTTCTACTGGTATAGTGCCGACAAATTGAATTGCTTGAATACCATAGTTATCATTATCAACACCAGTATTACTTGGTTGATATAATCTAAACTCTGTAGAAGATGTTTTCGCCGCATTTGGTAAATTAACGGTGAATCTAAATGGTTCTGAATCTTTTCTACCGTATTGAATTCCAGAGTCATCTTGAAGTAAAGAAGAAACTTGAATAGTTATATTTGATACTGAAGTTTGAATACCACCAGAAATAATGTAACCATTTCCAATGTCTTGATTTCTTATAATGTATGATCCCAAATCAATTTCATATCCTCTATCAACCAATGTGATACTATCAACACCACCAGAACTGTTAACAATAACATTTGCTCTCATTGTTGTTGGTGTTACTAAATCAGTTTCGTAAATAATAACGTTATTATAAGTTCCTGGTATTCTGCCAGGTCCTCCTTCTCCATCTGGACCAACAGCAACAACGGAATATAAAATTTGTTGTGCCATTTTGACTGGAATAATCATCTCAATTTCTGTCCAAGGATCGGACGGATCATTACGATAATCCAATCTCAAAAATTCGTTAGGAAGATCTGGAAACTCACCACCATTACCATCAGTTCCAAACTTGGCATATATAACAACTTTATTATAGTAAGTAGTTTCAATTGGTCTAAACGTGGCGTAACGTGCTATTCCAGAGTTGCCTCTAAAACGTAGATAACCAGTAGCATATAGATTGTTCTTGATTGGTGGGTATGGAATGGCAAATCCACTGTTTGTGCCTATACCACTACCATAGTTTTCTACAGTAGCTCCGCTGGATTCTAATATAAAATAATCATCAATAGAAAATATATAATCAGTTGAGTATGGTAAGTTATCTACAACTGGAGAAAGATTTGGAAGAGTATCTAGTACATAATCCACTTCACCATTGTAGAAAGCTTCATCAACCCATGTACCACCAGGAATGATTATTTTACCAAATAGTTCTTCTTGTTCTTCGTTACTAATGATTTCGTAGTGATGAATATCATAGTATGGATTATCATATCTACTTTCAATATGTCTTCTCAACTCTGCTTCTGACATTGGAAGATCGAAAAGCGGGTTAATCATATTGTTTGTCAAAGCAATTACCCAATCATAAAAAGGACTGCCATAAGCTGCTTCTGCTATTAGATCTAAACGTTGCCCGTCTTCCACAGCATACTTATTAAAAAATACTGTATTAGAAAATGCTGTATCAGCAATTTTAAAACGTCTAAAGAAATTTTTTGCTACAACATAATCAGATTCCGAAAACGGATAGCTGATTGGTTTAGCATCATATTTAATAGATGGTAAAAAATTAAAGTACATTAGTATGAAGGTCCGTTTGGAAGAATATCTTGAGAGTAAACCAGTTTTGTTTCTGTAAAGTTTAATGAAAGTTCTGTAGCAACAGGAGATCCTTCTCTATATGTAGCATAACTGCCGTCGGGTGTGTAGTTTACATCAACACCAGTTATAGCACATACTTTAAATTGAGGAAGGTATGGGTGTAATGTTGTCCCTTTCATAAATTGAACCTGACAGAGACCAGGAACTCCAATGTAATTGGCATTACTTGTTTCTGGATCATCTTTAACAGCGTTTGGTGGAGTTGCTGGTGGAGAATCAGATTTAAATAAACTTTGTATTGCTCCTGTAATATCTGCTATTCCACCAGGACTTTTTCCTAAAGTGGGTAGCATTATTTTTTTAAAAGTATAGACAATATTTCTTATGTCCTTTGCTTCCTTATCATTCCTTGGAACTAGTTTAAATCTTAATGAGAATTGTCTCATTTGAAATCCAGTGAACATCAACTCAGTATTTGGATTCAAAATAACTCCCAGAGATCCTTGTAATATATCTTGAGTTGTTATATTTCCCCCACCAAGACCACCTGGAAGATTGTTAATAGCACCAGCAATAGCTTCTGCTCCAGCAGTTGGGACTGCTCCAGCAGTATTTTGTATTTGTTGAACAATTGCTTGAACAGTTCCGCCAACATTACCATTTAATGCACTACCACCACCACGTAAAGCTTGTGTGGCAACATTAGTAAATCCTTTACCACCCCAATCTGTTTGATATCCTGTGCTGACATCTTCTGGCATGTACAAATAAATTGGGACAACTCCTTCATATGCAGAAAATTGCTGACCAGCTTGGTTATAAAGATTATATGCTGGAACACTGCTTATAGTTTTGCCATCTTTATTCGTGCTTGTAGTATCAGAACCGCTGCTAAATGGTCCTTTATACTTATAAAAAGTAAATTTGACATAATCTGTGTAATCGTCAAATATATTATTTGGATATGCTAATCTTCCTGCTGTTATTTTATTAGGAGATAATCCTAGTAAATTTAATGACTCTGCCATTTACTTTACCATCTCTTTGTCTGAACGTTTGCCATAACCTTCTATATTTCTATGACCTTTGATTTTATCGTAGAAGTTTTCATTGGTTTCTTCCCACACTAGTTCTTTATCGTATGGAAATACATGACCTTTGATATCTTTAACAAAGTCTTCAGTTGGTAATAGAATGGCTGTGTCCCATTCAACAAGAGCAAGATCGAGGTATAATCCTTCTACATGATTGCTGATATATTTATGGAAACATGTCTTGGGTAAATCTATTCTCCCTTCCATCAATTTTTTAACAGCTATGATTCTTTTCTTTGGATTTAAGTAGTGTAGGTTCACTCCAAAGAACTCATCTTTCATTGATTTGATTACATACACTAATGGAAACCTATCATAGTATGGTAACCATCTCATCTTAGCTTTGTATTCAAACATATAAAGATGCCCAGCAACAGGATATGTTCTCAGCATATTCTGATCTCTTTCTTCTGGAGATCCAGTGCGGTCGCTTCGTTCTGATGCTACAAACTTTGATATATCTTTTTTGTATGAAGAAGCTTCGTTCTTTACAGCGGAACGATACCACGAAAAACTTTTCTTTTCTCCGCCAGTTTTTTCTGTTATTCTTTCAAACAACGTTTTATATCCTGGTTCTTTGTTAACTCTATTTTTTTGTATAGAAGAAAATCCTTGTGCCATTGTTATACTCCTAAGTGATCTTCGGTAAGGATCAAAAATTTCATCTGCCGATCCTCACAGAAGTCCTGGGCAGCATCCCATTTAGCACGGTTTTTAATATAAGTTAGAACTTCTCTTTTCCAAGCGGCAGTTTTTTTGTTTGGTTTTTCATTCGGTGGTTGTGTTTGTCTTTTGGGTTTTACTTCAACTAGGTACTTTCTTACTTCGCCAGTTCTTGATTTTATTTTAACATAAAAATCTGGATAATAGCGATGTATTCTACCATCAGTTGGGCAACGATATGGGATAATAACTTCCTCGCTGCCCCACTCTATGATACTATCATTATGATCACAAAAAAACATAAACTTTCTTTCCCACATTGAACGGTAGATAATCCTAGTAGGATTGCCTTTATACTTCTGTGGGTATGTTGGTTTATAAACTCCAGAGTATGACATAAATATAGTTAGACCAACTATTTGTATTTAGTGTGGCACCAAAGAAGACATCAACAAAAAGTTTAGCAAAATTCATGGAAATTATGGCTGCCCAGGGGGGTATGTCATATAGCAATAACTTTGATGTGGAGTTTCAATTCACTTCTACAAATGGTGATTTGTTGAACAGATTTAACAGCTTGAAACTAAATATGAAAAATTCTTCTTCTTCTGATGAAGGATTGAATGTAAGTACTGCCTCTGTTTTGAAAGTCTTTTGTGAGGAAGCACAACTACCAAATGTACAAGCAGCAACTGGGCAAATAAATGGAAGAATGCTTGGGGAAGGTAACGTAAATTATGCTCACACTAAATTACACACAGATTTTCAACTAGGTTGGATGTGTGATGCCAACATGACACCATTGAAATTTCTTAATGCTTGGTACTCTTTTATTTTTGGTGAGTTTGATTCTGGTGGTATTGAAATTTTAGGATCAGCTGGTTCTACTGTAGCTCCTAGTTCAGCAACAACATTTAATAAAACTGGAGTTAGTTTGGACAAGATGAAGTCTGAAACAGGAACTTTATCTTCTAGAGACAAATCAATTAGATTAAGATATCCAGATGAATATCAATGTAATATTATTATCACTAAATCTGAACGAGGAAAAAATGCTCCTAATGGTAGACCATCGATGATGTATACAATGATTGATTGTTTTCCATATGCTATTGATGCTGTTCCTCTTGCTTATGGTGCCTCTCAAATAACCAAAGTAACAGCAAACTTTTATTATTCTAAGTATTCAATCGTATATAATGATATTCGTAAGATGGCTGGATAAATATTAACATATAGAATAGATTGTTATGTCTTCACCATTACCTACTTTGTCTGTGCCTACTTATGAGGTAGCACTACCATCAACAGGAAAGACAGTTAAATACAGACCATTCTTAGTAAAAGAAGAGAAGGTTTTACTTCTTGCTATGGAATCAGAAGATGAAAAGCAAATCGAATCTGCTGTTAGAGACATCTTAAAGAACTGTATTCAGACTAGAGGATTCAAAGTTGAGAGCCTAGCATCTTTTGATCTCGAATATTTGTTCCTGAAGATTAGATCTGTATCAGCAGGATCAGAAGTCAAAATGAAAGTAACTTGTCTCGATGACAACGAAACTCAGGTTACTGTTTCTATTGATCTTGATGAAGTTGAGGTAGAAAAACCAGAAGGTCATACCAATAAGATTATGATTCAAGATGATGTTGGTATTGTCATGAAATATCCTGGTATGGATCAATTCATTCAAATCACTTTGCTCAATAAAGATTTGTCAACAACAGAAGAATTATTTACTTTGATTGGTAAGTGTGTCGATCAGATCTTTAATGGCGAAGAAGTTTGGGAAGCATCTGATTTGAAGCCTCAATATATTATTGACTTCCTAGATCAAATGACTCAGGAACAATTTGAAAAAGTACAGCAGTTCTTTGAAACAATGCCTGTACTTAGACATAGTTTTAAAGTAACAAATCCAAACACTGGAGTTGAATCGACCTACACGTTGGAGGGCTTACAAAGTTTTTTCGGATAGGGATGTTCTATAATAACCTTGAGAACTATTATAGAACAAATTTCTCCCTCATGCAGCACCATAAATATAGCTTGACAGAGGTCGAGAATATGATGCCCTGGGAGAGAACTGTTTACATCTCTCTGTTGAACCAATGGATTAAGGA